CGCTGACTGGAAGATCACCTACGCGCGCGACAGCCGTGTAGATATTGCTCAGAGAGCTGCTGCTCGTGTTGCCAAAGATTTGGCCAATTACGAGGAAGAGTGCGGCTGGCGTGTAATTATGCCCGCAGCCACCTCTGCTTTCTCTGGTAAGGGTTTGCTTGGCTCACGCCCAGCCCCAATTTATGAAATCAATCCTGCTTCGACTGGCGCTGGCTACCTATCGAAGGAACTCATCAATAAGATGATTGTTGGTTTCAAGAGAATTGGTCGTACTCTGACTGATCTTTATGTGTCCCCGGAAGACGCCGCTGATATTCGTGAGTGGACTGACACTGATATTGACCCCGTAACTCGTAGAGAGATCTTCCAGGCTTCTGGAATGGGTCAGATTTGGAATGTCAAGCTGCATGAAATTCAGCATCTCGGTGCGACCGGTCTGTATAATATTCACGGCTATACGTCAGGCTATGGCAAGTTTATTGCGGATAGTGGCAACACTTACAACGCATATACTCTTGACAATCCTAACATTACTGCTGCTGATGGTACAGTTGCTACTCTTGGTGAGACCCAGGTTCTTGGTTTTGACATGAGTGTAAACGACTCACTAGTTATGCCTATTCGTAAGGAATACGAGGCAATCGACGATCCTACCCTGCTACGCGTACAGAAACAAGGTTTCTTTGGCTGGGCAGAATTAGGTTTCGCATGTCTTGACCCCAGAATGATGGGTGTCGGCGTAATTGACCGTTCACTGTAATTTATATGGCGCCGGCCGAAAGGTCGTCGCCACAAGGTATCTATGGACTACATAAGAATTATACTGGCAATAGTTGTGGTGGAAGCCATAACTAATATAATAACTAAATCAGAATTATTTAGACCAGTAAGAGCGTTCTTCTTTGAGAAGAATAAATGGATTCATGATCTTTTAGATTGCGGTTATTGTACTTCTGTGTGGATAGGAATTTTTGCTGCTATTTATCTAACCTTTTTTAGGGTGACAGCGGTTGAAATTTTTGCTTTAGGAATAGTTCTACACAGACTTTCTAATATGTTTCATTTTATGGTTGATTGGTTAGCCTACAGAAGAGGACAAGGTAAAAACTCATAGAAAAGGAGAAGTTAAATGAAAGGTTACGTAAGAAATACATCAAATTTATGGGCTCACACGATGAAAAGGGCCGTAGGCCCTGGAGCACAAATCCCTTTAGAAGACCTGTATGAACAATACGGTAAAAAATACAGCCTTGAACCAGGTGATGAATTTATTAGATGGCTTCAAGATGTAAAACTTCGTAATAGAGATAAATGGCAAATTCTAAGCGAGGATGGATTACCTTATGTTTTTGGTTCTTTAAAGAAGAAAGATCAGGAAACAGAACTACAGGCACAGGTTGAAGTGGTGGCAGAGGAAGTTCCTACTGCTGCTAAATCAAGGGGGGAGAATGTGGCACCGCTTGTTGTAAAGAAGCTTACAGTTGAAGATATTACTGGGTTATCATTTAGAAAAGCAAAAGATGTTCTTCCTAATATAATGGATGTCGTGCTTCTAAAATATGCAGCCCAGCAAGCAAATCAACTAGCCGGAAAAGACAGTTTGTGCCGCCTTATAAGGAAGCGAATCCAGGAACTGGAAGTTAGTACTAGGAGGTAATCTATGATTGACCTCCAAAGTTTTAATATTCTTCTTTAAAAACATATCCTTTCTTGTAAAAACTTTAGGAGGAAAATAAAAGATGGCTAGAAGCTTACTAAGGCAGTTAGAGCAGATTAGACGAGCTGCTACTTATGATGATGATGTAGCATCCGTCAATACTTCAGCTGTCGCTGAGCCTACTGTTTCTGGTTCTTTAGAGCAAGATACTAATGTTATGAGATCCCTTTTGAAGCAATTGAAGGGAACTGCTAACTGGTATACTGCACCAGATAAGTATTTCGATCCCACCAATACAGACGGTTCCAACACAGCAAACAAGATGGTAACCCTATCTGGCATTGCTGGTCATACTCTTGATTCTAAAACAATTATTCTTGCGGTTTCTGCTGATAACAGCGGTAGTGGTTATAGTGTAACTACTGCATCAAGCGGTATTATTATTGCTGCTGGTGCTCGTTATGCTACTGCTGATGACCGTACTGGTCTACCTATTTTCTCTTCGGCGGCTGGAACATATTATGACGAGGGCGGAGCAGACAACGTCTGCCGAGTTGATATTGTAAATGTCGCCACTGATAGTGAAATTGTAGATGGTAGCGGTAATGTAATTTATGGTAAATTATGGGACGGTCTTGATGGTGGAGGTACTGGTGATGGAGTTGACGCTTTTGTCAAATTCTACGCTAATGGCGCACCATGTGATATGCCTGCTGGCGTCTCAAATATTGCCGTAGTTTATCCACGCAGAAAGCGCCTGACTGATGTTCAAGAATATGAATGGCTAAGAACTGATTTTATCAATTCTTGGGAAGGCGACGTTGAATTAATCGATGATATTAGTAATTTATGGGCATTTACCGGCGCATCCGATGGCGACGCCGATGCTGGCCCCTGGACAAATGTTGGCGCAGGTTATTTGCTTTCGTCAGATCCAAATGATTTAAAAACAGCCATTGATTTATTGAATAATGGTGTTGGTGCTATGAATTTTGGCAGCACCAATTATCTTACAGGTGATACCACTGTCGCAGAATCATTGATTGATTTAGACACAGCTATTGACGCTGTTGCTGATCAAATTGCTGCTGGTATTGGTGAGAAATATGTAGAGTCTGTACTTACTCTTATTTCTAAGAATACAGCGCATGATATTTCCGCACTTATTACTTCATACACCCCGCATTCAGTTGCAGGCCGTGAAGGTAAGAATATGGATGTGTATGTAGACGGCCAATTACTTGCTGCTGATACTGGTGCGGCTGGTGTAAATGCTGACAGAGACTATGGAGAAACATCTTCCACGACCGTTACTTTTAGATTTGACGTTCAAGTTGGAAGGAACATCACCTACGTAGTTCGACAGTAATAATATCTTATAAGGAGATATGAGTCAATGTCTAATACTTTTAGCATCTACTTTGACGACGACGCTCCAGTAAATGCGGCCGTTGAAGTGGCAGACGCTGATAATTTGTGGGTGACTCATTCTCTCCAAGTCAGGGTGTCGCTACGTGGTCCCGGTTCCTTCACACCAACCCAAGTTAAGGTTTGGGGTATTGATGGTGTAACAACCGAATCCGGCGCTTCGTGGCAGCCCATGTCAGCGACTATCACCGGGACTCTTCAGAATATTAGCGATGAGCAATTTGTCTACGCTAAGTTTTGGGACGGTGGATCTAATTATTCAGAGGTAACTTCTAGTGGTGTTTATTATTCTTATACTGCACCACGTCTAAGTTCTTCTGTTTCTTGGACAACCGCTCCTACTGATGACGGCTCCAATATTGGAGTTCTAAAAAACTCGTCTGAAGATACTGAATTATCTTTGGATAAATCAAAATTAGTTGGTCTTTTATTTAATCAACTGGATATTAGAGATCTTAGTATTGGTAGTGCTGGGGTTAATACTACTATTACTGCAACATCTGGAAGTCATATTTATCAACTTTTAAGAGATGATGCTAATAGTTATATTCCAGTAACAAAAACGTTTAGCAGTACTGCTAAGGTACCATTTATTAGATATAATGATGGTGCTGGTTTTACAACTATTACTAAATATGACAGATCACTAAAATCTAGTTATTATGATGAAAAGATTGCAAACATAAACTGGAACTCAGGAAACGGTGTATTTACTTTTGATATTAAGGAATTTTCTAGTTACGGTTTTGCCGTAATTGATAAAGTATTATTCACTGCTTATTCGAGTTCTGGTGGTTATAATAATTCTTCGATTACTATAGAAGCTAAAGTCATTGATACTAATGGAGAAGCCGTGGAGGGCGCTCCTGTAACTTTTTCTATAGCTTCTGGTGATACTATTGGGTCTTTCGCTTCAAATCCAGTTAATACTAATGGTAGTGGTGTAGCTACTGCTGTACTTAATTTAGATACACTAGGAGTTGCTTATATCCATGCTACCGTAGATGGAGTTGGAACATCACCTGATAGCCGTGTGTATTGTATTACACTTCCTACCAATTTACAGAGAAGTTTACTAACACAGTATGAGCAAATTAATACAACTATTAATTTTAGTGATTCTATTGCTGATGTTAATGCATCATCTGTAGCAGAACCAACAAACGACACTGCTTCTGGTATAGAGCCTGATACACTTCAACATGATATGAACGTGTTCAGAACTCTATTGAAGCAAATTAAAGGAACTGCTAATTGGTATAGTGAATTACCTACCTATACTGACCCAGCAAATACTGCTGTAGCTAAACAAGTTACTTTGTCAGGTGTTGCTGGTCATACTTTAGATTCTAAAACAATTCTAATTTCTATAGAAGATAAGAATGCCAATGTAGGTTTCACTGTTGCTACAGGAAATACTGGTATTCTAATTACTCCTACAGATGCTAGATATGCTGACCCAGTAGATAGGCGCGGTCTGCCTATTTTTGCCAGCGCTAAGCCTGGCGGAACATATCAAGATGTTGGTGGTTCAGACGATGTCTGTGTCATTGATCTTGTTGATATGGAAACTGGTACAGAATTTAAAGATTCTACTGGTAAAATTATTTTTGGTAAGTTTCATGATGGCGCAGATAATGGCGGTTCTGGAGAAGGTACTGATGCGTTTGTAAAGTTTT